AAGAGATTTTGCCTGTATCGTGTTCTGGAGACTTTTGGTAAACGTCTTTATGAGTACCGAAACCTTCACTGCTGTGAAGTGGCTTGGCAGACATAGACTCTAAATCTTTACCATGGTATTGTGTATGAGTAACAATACCAACTTTAGACTTCTTAACTTCATCTGCTTCTTTACCATGAGCAGTATAAGTGATAGTGTTTGGTGTGAAAGACGCAGAACCATTATCGTGGTGAGTAACGTCCGTCTTAGAGTGCATCAAGTCACCTTGATAAACGCCACTCTTTGGAGCTACCTTCGGTAGATGATCCAATGCTGCTTTTAGTTTGTCAGCAAGACCTGGAGCATGACCATGATGCTTATCAATGTCAGCGTGGGAGTAGTTAATCTTTGGAGTCTTATTAAAGGCAGACTTAGAAGCAACGAAGAACTTACCAGACTTTGGGTGGTGTCCATAAACTACAGCTGGAGAACCATCATACTTCATAGACAAGTTAGAGTTCTTAGAACCAGAAGACATATGAGCATGGGCGCGAAGTAGAGAACCATGTGCGTGTTCAAAACCCTTCGGTCCATGTAGTAATGGACGGTCTTCAGCGTGGTGGATATGCTTTAGCTTATCACCAGCAGAATCGGAGCCGTGCCCAAGGGCATCTTTCTCTTCTTTTAGGTAGGTTAGAAACGACTTCATTTTATCCCTTTAATGAAGCACGCAATTGCCAGCCATGCTTCTCATGTGTATCGATACGATCGGCTAGAAAGTTACAGAGACCATACTTCTTCTGCTTTTCTCCCAACGTGTATGCTTTATTTAGGCTATACAGGACTTGATCGTTTGCAGCCAATGTCGCTTTTAACATACCCTTAAGATCAGGGATAGATGATTCTTCCATAATGGTCTTGTGGTCATATAGATCCATAAGACTCTTCGGAGAGTAGTCACCTAGCTTACGTAGGTTTTCGGCTAATGGATCTACAGCACCATAAATGTCTTCGTATAAGTCGCCGAAGAACTCATGGTATTGAGGGAAGTCTTTATCTTCGATGTTCCAGTGGAATGAGTGTGTTTTGAAATACATTACGAATGTATCTGCCATGGCCACTCTTAGGGCTTCTTGTAGTTCTTTCATTTCTTCTTTCTCCACTCTTTGAAGGACTCTTTGAACATAGGATCAAACGGTTGTTTGAAGTCTTCTGCACAAGTGCCTTCGTGATTCTTACCGCACTGCGGACATAAGTCAGTCTCAATTTGTGGGTGCTTTTTTGGTTTTTGTTTTTGTATTTGTTGCACGTCTTGAATCCATTTTGATGTAAGTTTACCTGTCGCTTCTTTAACAAGCAAGTGATTTGATCCACGTTTAACAATCTGGAATTGCTCACCGTTAGATTCTACCATCTCACCCACTTTAAAGATCTCACCACGGAAATACTTCTCGCGGAGATCATCTTTAACTAAGTTAATCTGTTCTTTGATGGCTTCCAAACCAGTGCCCATACGCACATCGTTCATCAAACGACGAGAGTCGATCTCTCTTACGGCAGTTGGAAGACCCTTCTTAAATTCTTCATACAACCCTTTGGCTGCAGCGGAGCGAAGAGAATCATCAGAGTCTGGATCTTTTTCACCAGCCGAGATAACCTCAACACCCAAACGTCGTAGAGCAGGTGCTTTATCTGCGCTGGTCACGACGACGATGTTCTTGTAGTTCTCTTTCAGTTGCTTAATCAACGCAGGCAGCGCGTCCATAGACTCAACGAAGTTGGTCTTAGGAAATACCAGATTAAGATACTGGAGTTTCTTTTCTACTAATAGGGGATTCTTTTTGTTATCTGATGCAGAAGATGCATAGATTACGTGGTCTGCGCCTCTTTGTTCGGCGAGTACTTTGACAGCCTTGACAACAAGTTCATGCCCCATCGTTGGAGGGTTAAACTTACCACAGGCTAGAACAACCGTTTTTGGCGGCAATTCTTTTAGGAATTGTTTGTAATCTTTCATTTAATCCATCTATAAAGTAGTATATTCTTATTTATAATTTAATAAACTTTGTAGTGCACAGAAGAGAAGGCGTTCATCTTCTTAGCAGCCAAGTACATCTGTTTATATACAGCGTTTTGATCTGGTGCTGTCTCCAAAGCGAAGATGTAGTATAGAAGAACGACTGCTCGGCGAACTTCATAGTCTCCCATCTTATCGTCCATTCCAGATACATTAACGAACTGGAACTTATTAGCCTTAACGTAAGCAGCGAACTTTCTGTAGATGGCCAGAGTAGACAGAGAAGCCACTGCTGCTGAGACAGTCGGTGATGCCTTCGCCAGCTTCTTCATATCAGATGTGATGTTTAGCATCCCTGGAAATTCACCATTCAGCATATCTCGGGAGATAGCACCATCCCAGACTTTAGCGTCTTGTGGTTGTCCTTCACCGTAAGTATTTAACTCGCCTGACGCACCACGTGGACGGAAACGGAATCTATAATTAACTGTGTCCTTGAACACCTTCATATCTAACAAGAAGTCAAAGTATGAGTTGGATACTTTATAGTCAAACTTCTTAGTCGGCTTAACGAATTTTATACTCTTAATAAGAGCAGAGTCAACTTCGATCTTAGAGATAGTAGCCTTTGGTCCAGCAACCTTCTTAAGAGAGATACCAACGATCTCTTTGGTCTTAAGTTTATCTTCTACAAACTTATTCAGATCTTCAATACCCACCTTCTTGGCGAGCAGTTTCTTGTGTAATGCATCAACGGCAGTCGTTAATTTAGCAGCAGATGTTTTCTTAACTGCCCAGATGTCTGAAGGATTCCAGTTGTCTTTACTGTCTGGCAGAACTTTGGAATCAGTGATTTGATTTAAGAACTGCGGCTTCTTGGGATTACTATCTCGATAGAAATCATACTGTCCGATAGTTGATTTCGGTAGAACGGTCAGAACAGCATTAACTGTTTTCTCGAAAGAATCGTGCCAGTCTTTACCAAACTCAAACCCAACAGCCTTGTTGATTAGACTCTTCTCTGGATACTTCTTGTTCGTGGCATAGTATTCCAAACAGAACCTAGTACCATCTTCTTGCTGGGCTGTTGATGGTGTTTTAGAAGTTAGAGAATTGCCGTCTTCGTCTACAACGTTCTGTAGGCGACCACCTGACTTATACAAATAGAATTTATCTGCGCCGACCGTAACTAAGAACTTGTTACCTTTTTGATCAGTGACTTTAGCAGTCTTAACTTTAGCAGCCATTGCAGCTACATCATGGATGGCGTCTTCGTTTGATGAAACAATTTTGATGAGCGGTGTTGCTCCCATGACGCCATCATCTGTTTCCAGATACATCATAGAGCTAACGTTTTTAAAGGTAGCAATAACTGCTTTGAGAGATGGCTTCTTCTTAAGAAGCATATCAAATCCAGCCTTGCCTTGAAAGTATTGTTTCGCCATTTCAGTTCATTATAGTAATAACGAACTATTTAGGTCAAGCGTTTATACTTCCTATCCCACTTAACGATCTGCTGTATAATCTTCTGGGGTGAAGCATTGTTCCTAAAGTCGTAGTTGAATGTCTTTAGAAAGTAATGTAGGGTTCTGGAGTCTATTCTTTTCTCGCAGCGAGAGAGCAGAGTATCAACGTCAGTGTTCGGTTTAAACATTCTGAAGTCTATGTATACGCAGTGGGCGTATGCTTGGATCTCGTCAAACTCAGAGAGATATCTTCTCTCATCGTCCTTCTTCTTCTGACCAACCTTCTTGTATGGAACAACGTAGTTACTGTAGCTATCATCTCTGCGATCATACTGCATGAAGTGGATTAACTCATGCATGAGCGTTTGGATGAAACGATACTTAAATCTGTCCCATGATTCGCAGGTGAATGGATGTTTGTCGAAGTTTACTGAATGGATGATTAAGGTGCATTGGCGATCTTCGGGAGAGTACTCTCCACCAATGGCGATGAAGTCTCGGTAGACTTTAGCCTTAGATTTTTGTTCGATCCACTCGATTTTAGTACGCCACTTTCTGACGTAATTAGAAAGACCTACAGAGTCGTTCTCGTACCTGTCTAGGTCTTTCCACACTTTAGCTGGGATGAGTTTAGCTCGGAATGGGCGCTCATGAAAGTTGAGCAAACCCATCCAGTCGTAGTTGGCGGTTTCTAGGAAATGCATAGCCTCCCAGAAAGTCTTGCTTAACTAAGTTGCTTCTCCAAATGTGCAAGGACTTTCGATTGTTCCTCTAAGTTAGTGTTATTGAACTCAGTGATATAGGACATCAGGTCGAAATTAGACAGTATGTTACTATATTTAGTCTCTCGTCCTCTTAGGAATTGCTCGGACTGGTCGGAGCCTCGATCCTTGTAGCGCTGTTCCAACATAGTCTTTGGAGCCTTCAAATAGACCACCTGAAGTTCGGTGTTCGGGAGACTCATACAGAACTCTAGGAAAGACTGGTTGAAAACACGATCACCCTCGAAGAGGATGTTGCAGTTGTGGGAGGCGATCCACTCTTGTAGTGGAGGTTGGACTGCCATAGAAAGACGATCCGTACCAGCAAAGGTTTCACCCTCGTCGTACTTACCGAGAATATACAAGTCTCGTTCTTGGTTATACATGGCAGTCACCAGCTTGGCTGGAGCAGTTTCAATCCACGCTTTGTCTTCCATATACTTACGAAACAGAGTAGTCTTACCAGTCCCTGGAACACCACCAACGGCGATAATCTTTCGGGTCTTCAGAGTGTTCTTAATCAACTCGACTTTGATCTCGTCCTGAACACCAAATTTATCAATCATCATACTTTACCTTGCTTAACGTCTTCGATTAGATTTACCAATTCCTCACGAGTGAACACCCATACGCGACCACGGAAAGAATGGGTAGAAGTATCTGGGTCATGCTTCTTAGAGAATGACAACTTCTTAATGAACTCACGAGCACAATTCTTGGCCATGGCTTCTTTGATTTCTTCAGCGTAGTTTACGTTCTGTTCTTTCAATGTCAACAATTCTTGCTCTTGGACTTTGTGCTCAACAACGAATTGGTTGAACTCATATTTCTCGAGCATTTCATCTGGGTCTACCTTAATGGTAAAACCACCAGCACCCTGATTAGCAGTAACAACATTATTGGCACTCCATGAGCCAACACCAATAGAAGATGGAGCAGTAAGCACTGCGTTAGACATAATGGTTTGTAGCCCATTGTTAGTCATAATTTTCAAGTCACCACCATCATCAACAACATCACCAATACTATGTGTCATAAGAAATTCTCCAATCCAGTTGCAACACGTTCTTCATCATCAAACATCCAGTCCAGCCCATCCATCTTACCAGTTTCCAAGAAGTCGCCGAACCTTTCCTTAATTATACCCTGTTTTCGATCCAAACGCAAATCTATTGTTTCATTGCGAGCATCCCAGAGTACATCCCATTCGATACCAACCCATCCGTCTTTCTCTGCAACTTGGATCTCCTCAGCTTGTCGGTCGAGATAGTAGCTAAGATAACGTCCGTGTTTCTGACGAAAGATTTTCTTGAATGAACACAGGCAGGTTTCCATTGTAAAGTAGTCTACTTGACTTGCCACTTCTGGGAATCTATGTCGTACTTCTTCGAGAATGTCTCGGCTGTTCGCCTCAAGTCTTCCATACTCCAGTGCAGTGAGTTTTCTATCCACATCGTCTTCTTGTCCAAGGGCATAAAGAAGTCCATTACGATGAGAGCGAGAGCCATCATAATCATCCAGCATAAGACTAGTGGGCTCAACAACAATATTAGCAGTGTGCTTAAGATGTTGCATATAGAACCAAGTAGAATAACGCCCGAATTTATGAAGGCTACCTTTAAGAACATTCCACAAATTCGTAAAGTTTTGTTCTTCGTTATCTCCATAATATGACTCCAGTTTCTCGCGTTGTGTACCATCACCAATAAATTTCTGATATGATTCGAACATTGCAGGGAGATGTCCCTTGTTCCACTTAGTGTCTGTCTGATAACGCAGACGTTTGTAGTTCTTAGAATTCCAGTCAGTGATACGTCCAAGGTCAGCAAGTTCGTAGTCAGGGAATTCGTTCTTCAGCACCCAAGCTGTTGGGAGTTGATATGTGTTACCGTATAGCCACGCAAGCCAGATACGTTCTTCATCATTATGCTCATAGCGTTCGTTGAGATAGTTCGTAGCCCAAACAGCTGGGTCACAATCATCATACTTCAACGACCAAGCATACCAACGGATGAATGCTTCACGTCGGTTTTGTTTTAAACGATAATCCATTATTTCAAAAAGTCTTCAAGTGATGGTTGATCCATTAACGCTTCGCGCAACCAAGACTTACCAACTGTATCAATAGCAGTCTGTGTCTTAGCTTTCTTCTTCTCACCCCAAGCATAAGATTCCAAACCTTCAGCTAGGAATTGAGTACGAGCCTTCGCTGGCGGTAATGCTTGAAGTGGGTTTACGATTGCGTTGTCTCTAAAGGCAATTTGTTCGGCACGTGTAGCGAATAATGGCTGGTCGCTGCGGAGTGAGCCAGTGGGATCAACTGCCCAAAAGACCAACCC